ATCCGGTATCGCATGTCTGATCCTCCTGCGGTTATCATCGACAATAGATCCCGTCGTCATGAGGACATCCGATGGAGACCGTAGGGACACGTCGCGCGGCTGAGATCCTAGGGGTATCACCTCGATATGTCCGTGCTCTCGTCGAGCTTGGTCGTCTCACTCCGCGACCCGGTGATGGTCATCATCGACTCGATCCACGCGAGGTCGAGAGACTCGCCCAGGAGAGAGCACGATGCAAGCGCCCATCCTGATCACGCTGCCAGTGCCCCCGAGCGCGAACGCAATCTGGCGACCAGCGAGGCGCGGTCGTGTCGTCAAGTCTGCGCAATACAGCCGCTGGCTCGAGGAGTGTGATCTGATCGGTCTCACGACCCGTGTACCACGTGACGCGATCCAGACGCCCGTGTCGATCTCGATCACGGTGCGCTCTGGCACTGGTTGGCGGAGAGATCGAGACATCGACAACATCGTCAAGCCGACGCTTGATTGGCTAGTCCGCTGGTGCGTAATTGCTGACGACAACTGCGGCATCGTCCGGCACATCGAGGTGAGCTACGACATGATGCCGATCAGCGCAGCATGCGTGCAGATCGTGATATCGAGGCATGGCCCGTAATCGTTAATAACATGGCCTAGAATCGATTATTTTTTCTTGGTGGCCGATCTCACGATTTTGCAAAGATAACGCCTTGGCGCCACGATTGTGTAAAGCTCTGACGTTATGCCCCCCCATGTGCCCGCTCTTACGCGCGCGCGTACGTAACGCTTACGATCCGTCAGCTGCCAGCTGGCCGAAATGGAATGTAGGCCAGTGGCAGTGACGGCGCTACACTAAAGACTAATACAAATACATAAATACAAATACAAAGAGCGCGCGCGCACGAGTACTATAAGGGTAGGCGCCGCCACCCAAAACCCCATACGGCTATCGCCTATGGGGTCTTTGGGCTGGCGGGAGTAGGAGAAAAGAAAATGGCCGATAGAATCCCGAATCATCGACCAGCACGACATCACCTGCCGCGACCCAATCGAGCGCCAGAGACACGACCATGCGCAGCGCTGCGCGGGTACGATCGCACCTGGGCGAGGTGGCGTCTTATGGTGCTACGCGAGGAGCCGATGTGCCGAACATGCGGTGGAGCGGCATCACAGGTAGATCACATCACGCCGCTGAGTCGAGGTGGCACAAACGATCGAGAGAATCTCCAGCCGCTGTGCCACTCGTGCCACTCACGAAAAACTGCACTTGAGCAATTGCGCACGCGCTGATCTGTATAGTAGACTGAGAAAATAGGAGGATCACGATGTCCACAACCACGACCACAGCAGCGCCGACAACAACCACGACCACGACCACGACCACGACCGCAGGCGCAATCGATCAGCAGATGCTGCTCATCGAGGGCATGACATCGCCAGCAAATGACGCAACTGCGGTCACAGCTAGTGACACGGTCCCGCTGGTCTATGTCAGCCGCGCACTCTATGTCGGCGGCGCGGGCAATCTCGCCGTGACTATGCAGGGTGGCGGCAATGTGACGTTTACCGGCGTGCCCGCTGGTACGGTGCTGCCGATACGATGCACTCACGTCCGTAGCACATCGACGACTGCAACATCAATAGTCAATCTCTACTAGGAGTATCGCACATGGCAGACATCCCAGCCAGCACACCAATCGTCACGCCAGCCGTGCCAGCGCAAACGTACCCGCTATGGGTCGTCGAGTCGCTGGTGTTTTCCGGTGACGGCATTACATCACCGCTGACGGCGCAGGCATTTTTCCGATGCGCCAGACGCGACGCATCGCAGCCAACCGGCTGGGTACTCGGTGACGAGCACGTCAACTATTACATACCAGACGTGTACGCTGTAGCATCGACTGACGCTGACGTGGCCAGCACCATCACACAATTGACCGCAACGCTGACACGTCTAGCTACCGCCGCCGGTGTCCTGTGATTAGCCTGAGCATCGGTCTGTCGATTGACAGATCGTTTGTCGTCAGCACAGACGGCCCAATCGATGGCCTGCTCTGGCAGGGTGCGTCAGACTTTTTGATATTCGACGGCTCGACAGACTACATAATCTGGCAGTAATGAGGTAGGCAATGGCAAGTAAACGCATTGATGAACTAGACGCACGCACCGTAGCAGATACAGACCTGCTACCCGTCACGCCATCAGGTGGCCCCAGCGGCAAAGCCACAGTTGCAGCTATCGTCGCTGAGGGGCTGAGCCAGCCGAATAGCGCATCGTCTGGGGCTGGGGCAAGCATCACGATTAAAGCCGCTGACGGGGTTACAAGCGGTGCTGGTGGCAGTATTACGATCACACCAGGAGCGCAGGCTACGACTGGTGGGCCGGGCAAGGTTGTGATTGATACGCTGACCGTGGGACTCGGTGCTAGCGGGGTGGCGACTAATACTGCGATTGGAGTGTCTGCTTTAGCTGCAAATACTAGCGGCTCAAATAATACGGCTATAGGATATCAGGCAGGCCAAAAAATAACAACAGGTAGCCAAAATGTCGCAATAGGGCAGAGTTCTGGAAAAGCACTAACTACTGGTGAGCTCAATGTTTTCCTGGGTGCCCAGGCAGGGCAAAGCACAACAACAGCAAGTAGTAATACTTTTGTTGGATTAAATTCTGGAACAAATAATACTACAGGGGCTTCTAATACTGCCGTTGGTCGTTCCTCATTATTGGTATGTACAACAGGATACAATAATACGGCTGTTGGAATGAGTGCTGGTTCAGCTATTACTACTGGCACGGACAATTCATTGGTTGGGATTAGTGCTGGCCTGAACATTACTACTGGCACACATAATGTGTGCATGGGGCGTGAAGCTGGGGCATTCCATGCCAACGGCTCAACTGCTTTAACAACACCGACTAATTCAGTGTACATTGGATTTAATAGTAGAGGCCTTAATAACTCCGACTCCAACAGCATTGTGATTGGACATATAGCCATTGGCGAGGGTGCCAATACAGTCGTCATCGGCAACTCATCCACGGTGCAGCAGCATTTCTACGCGACCCGATACCTTAAAACTGAAGGGTCTCTGGCGTTCGCATCCTCGACACCGGCAGCCATCACAGCAAATCAAAATGATTACGTCCTGACCGGCTCCGCATTCCAGCGGCTGAACTGCACCACGGCAGCGGACATCACCGGCATCGCTCCCCCGACAAGTGGGGCGCATGTCGATGGGCGCATGATCAGGCTCGTGTCTGTGGGAACGAATACGGTAAGGCTCATGCACAATGACACCGGCAGTGCAGCGGCTAACAGAATCTACATGCACAGTGGCACGCATGTTAGCCTGACCGTGAATGAGTGGGCCGATCTGGTGTACGACAGCACGGATAACGGATCAGGTGCTGCGGGGTGGCGTCTGGTCAAGTATGCTTAATCAGGAGGTCATTACATGTTTCCGACTAACGCTCTCGTGACTCTGCTATCATTCGCCCGTGGCCAGACGCCTTGGGGCAAGCCGGTGTTCGACGCGCTGATTGAGGTTGTCGTTTATTTCGGGCAGACGTTTGTGCCTGCCGCTGATGTCGCTGGCTCTGTGCCAGAAGAGACAAGCGAGGATGACGCAATCACCGCAATCGAGTCCATCATCGCTGGCAGCGAAGACGAAGGGCATCCGATTGCAGGCGTCTCGCCGTTCGTTGTGGGAATTATCCTGAAATTTGCGCTTCAAATTTTGTTGAAGAAAATTTCAGGCTGATTTTTTCAATAAAAATGTTTAAAAAAAGCTTCATTTTTTGAAGCTTTTTTTAAAAAAAAAAGGGAGGGGACACGTTTAAATCGAGAAAAAAAGAGCTAAGACCGTTCGCGGACCCTGAACGCGTTTTTAGAATTAGTTGAGGTCGGATCGCATGTTTGAACGAAGAGCTAAGTGTTTGGCTTTAAATTGTCCTCGCGAAAGCAAGTCGTTGGGCTATTGCAAGACTCATCATAAAAAAATATTGAAATATGGAAAAATATTGCATGACAATCCATTGCAACCTTTAAAACTTTGTGTGGCTCCCGGTTGTCAACGTGATGTTGATTTGAATGGATTTTGCCATAGTCATCATAGAAACATAAAAAAACATGATAGACCAGAAAAAACAATGCGAAGCTTAGGCAGAAGATTGCCAGAGCTTGCAAAAAAAATGATTGTAGGCGATCCGTTTTTTTTAATTTCATCTTCTTTATTTAAAGCTACTTGGAAATGCGATTGCGGTAATATGTTTATTCAGCGTGTTCAATACGTAGTGAATAAATTTCTAAAATGCGGAAAGTTGCAATGCCCTAAGTGCATGCCAAAAAAGGAAGCTTTATCAAAAAAACCTTTAACAAAATCCTTTTTTACTCAATATCCTGATTTAATTAAGCATTCAATGTGCAAGCTAGACTTTAGCAAAATTGCCTGCACATCGCCTTTGCCTGTTTTGTGGAAATGCGCGATTTGCGAAAATCCATACTGGCTTTCCATAAATTACATGAGGCTTCGTTTTTGTAACGGCTGCTATTTAACATGCAAGCAGTGCACTGTTGGCGGATCCTTTAGGCGTGACGATTTAGGATGGATGTATTTGATAACTAGGCCAGGGCAGTTAAAAGTTGGTATTACCAATACTGTGAATGGCACTGGTAATCGAATGAAGCGTCATCGAAAAAACGGTTGGATGCAATTAGACATGATCGGCCCGATGAATGGCGAGGCAGCGCATCAGCTCGAGTTGCGCATCAAGCATGAGCTAGATGCCAAGAATATCCTGCGTGGCGATCAGGCTTTTATGGGTCGTTTTGACGGGTATACTGAAGCATGGCAGACTGTAGACCTAGACGTATCTACTCTCAGGGAGTTGTTCGGGTATCTAGGCATTGATGAGGGTAAATATCATGCCACGCGGCAGGAAACCGACAAAGAACGAGACCATTGCGATGTCGCAGACTCCACCGAGAGGATTGCCGGTGGAGGTGCGCAAATGCTGGATCCGTTTATGCAATCGCATCCATCAATCGTCAGGCACGGGAATCGCGGCCGCAGACGCCGAGGTGCTCATCATGGCAGCGCACCAGCTCGCCCGCGTGGAGGCGATGCGACTGGCAGCAGCCAGCGAGCCTTTCACTTTGCCTGATGAGCGTGGCGTGCAACGCATGCACCCACTCTGGGGAGAGCTGCGCAATGCTGAGAGCCAGTTGCGATCTACGTTTACAGTCCTGATGCTGACTCCACGCAGCCGCAAAACTCAAAGCAGCAATATCGATCCTGCCGGACCTAATGAGGACGATATCAACGATATTGCTCTGCGCATTCTTGGATAACTCATGGCAAAACTAAAAACAAAGCAAGTAGAGCTTAGGCCTGAGGAGAAGGCTAAGCTCTTCTTTGAGCATTTCTTGACCCATAGCAAGGGCGAGATGTCAGGCAGGCCTCTCGTGTTATCTGATTGGCAATACAACGACATCATAGCTCCACTATTTGGCACGCTACGACCCGATGGCATGCGTCAGTATCGGACGTGCTACATCGAGATTCCCCGCAAAAATGGCAAGAGTACGCTGGCCGCGGGCATAGCGCTCTACCTTTTATTTGGCGATGGCGAGCCCGGTGCTGAGGTTATTTGCGCTGCCGCTGATCGAGACCAAGCATCGATCGTGTTCGACCTCGCTGCCTCGATGGTGCGCAACTCCCCTGCCCTTGATGCCAAGTGCTCTGTATTGCGTAAAGAGATCGTCACCAAAGACGGCAGGCGCATGCGAGCCATCAGCGCGGATGCGCACACTAAACACGGCATGAACTGTAGCGGTATTATCTTTGACGAGTTGCATGCACAACCTAATCGTGAGCTCTGGGATGTGCTCACGACATCGACTGGAGCGCGAAAACAACCGCTGACGATCTCGATTACAACGGCAGGGCACGATCGCAACTCACTCTGTTACGAGATGCACCTACACGCTCGAGCGGTAGCTGATGGCACACTAGAGGATCGCAGCTTTCTGCCGGTCCTCTACCGCGCACCAGATGGCGCAGACTGGAAACAGGAGAGCACATGGCGGGCAGCAAATCCCGGCTATGGCGTCTCAGTCCGAGAGGACTACATGAGGCAAGCCGCCATGGACGCAGCGCAGAGCCCTGCCCGCGAGCTAGCGTTTCGCCGTCTCCATCTCTGCGAGTGGACCGACACAATCACACGATGGATCGCACCCGAGACATGGGACGCATGCCGCAGCCCTCGACCTGATCTCGATGGTCGATTGTGTTATGGTGCGCTCGACCTGAGCAGCACCATGGACCTCTCGGCGTTCGTGCTGGCGTTTCCGCTCGACGACGGCACGATCTGGATCGAGCCGACATGTTGGGCGCCTCGTGGAGCCCTCAAACAGAGAGAGCGCACCAACCGCATGCGCTACGACCAGTGGCATGGGAGCGGGCACATTAACGTGACCGATGGCGATGTGATCGAGTACGAGGATGTTTACACGCGCATCAAGCAATTATGCGCACAGTATCGAGTAGTCGATATCGCAATTGACAGATGGAATGCAAGCCAACTAGCTCAGCAAATGCAGAGCGATGGGCTGAACATCGTGTCGTTTGGGCAGGGCTATGCGAGCATGAGCCCAGCCGCTAAAGATTTTGAGACATTAGTCATGGCGAGAAAATTACGGCATGACGGCAATCCGGTATTGCGATGGTGCCTAGGCAACTGTTCGATAGAGAGTGACGCTGCTGGAAATATCAAACCGAGCAAAGCTAAGAGCTCGGAAAAGATCGATGCCTTGGTGGCGAGCATCATGGCAGTCGCAAGATCTCGAGTCGGCGAGGCAGGCGGAGCGATAGGGCGAGGTGCCCCATCGGTGTACGAGTCGCGAGGGATGACTCTCATATGACGATCATCGATCGCATCAAGAGGATATTCACGCTGCGCATGGGCAATCGCCCAAGCCTGCGAGATCCCGCGCTGATAGCGTTTCATGGTGGTTCGGTAAGCTCTGCCGGTGTGCAGGTATCTGAGTCATCAGCGCTCAGCTATGCGCCATTTTGGCAAGCCGTGCGCATTATCTCTGAGACCATCTCTAGCCTGCCGTTTCACGTTTATCAGCAGACCGCCAATGGGCGCATTATCGCTGACGACATGATGGTGGCCGACCTTCTGCGCTTTGCCCCCAACGAGGAGATGACCTCGATGCAACTGCGCGAGCAATGGCTCGCGCAGGCTCTGACGTGGGGCAATGGCTACTGTGAGATCGAGCGAGACACAATCGGCCGCCCAACGCGCCTATGGCTGCTGCGTGCCGAAAACATGAAGGTCGGACGAAGCGAAAACGGCGATCTGCAATATATTTATCGCGACGATTTCTCTCGTGCGACCTACATACCAGCATCTGACGTACTGCATCTACGCGGCCCAGGTGGCGATGGCTACGTCGGTGCCAGCGTTGTCGCATTGGCTCGAGATTCGATCGGTCTCGGCATTGCTGCTGAGTCGTTTGGTTCATCGTTTTTTGGTCGTGGCGCTAGACCGTCCGGCGTGCTCGAGCATCCCGGCAGGCTCAGCGACGATGCCCGCGGTCGCCTGCGCGGCGACTGGGAACGATTGCACTCTGGTATCGATAATGCCTCACGAGTAGCGATACTCGAGGAGGGCATGAAATGGACCACGACTGCCATCCCGCCTGACGATGCGCAGTTCCTTGAGACTCGACGTTTTCAGTTGGAGGAGATCGCTAGGTGGTTTAATATCCCCGTATCCAAACTGCGGGCAACTGGCGGCAGCACCTACAGCTCGCTCGAGCAGGAAAACCAAGCGTTCTTGAGCGAGACGCTGCGCCCCTGGTTGGTGCGCATCGAGCAAGAGGTGCGCAACAAACTGCTCCTGCCGATCAGCAGCAGCTACTACGTCGAGCACCGCGTCGAGGGGCTGCTGCGCACTGACCTCGCAGCCAGATACAGCGCATACGCCATCGGCCGCAACTGGGGATGGCTCAGCGTCAACGAGATCCGAGCGCTCGAGCAGCTCGACCCTATCGAGGGTGGAGATGT